CATTCATGTAAGCGGTACGGGTAATGTACCTACAGTAATCATTGATGACCTAAATTTACCGGCCTGTGATTTGATACAGTTAGACATTGAAGGTTACGAATATTTTGCATTGTTGGGAGCTCAACGTACCATTGAAAAATATCATCCTTTGCTCATGTTAGAATGGTGCGAGCCGTGGGCTAGACGATATGGAACTGATGAAAAAATGCGAGATAATTTTTTTAGTGATCTAGGATATTGTCAAATTATAAAACAAGATACTGATATTATTTACAAATACCAACCATGAAAACAGTATTAATTACCGGTGCCAATGGTTTTATTGGCCACTACTTGGTAAAAGAATTTTTACCCAATCATCGTGTGATCTGCATGGTTCGTCCAGGTACCCACAACATGGGCAGACTTCAGGATGTGATCAATCATGTTGAAATAGTCGAGCACGATATTAAAAATCCCTGTGTTGATTTGCCAGCAGTGGACATCATACTACACGCAGGTGCCAATCCCAGTGCAGCCGATAGCTTGAACAATCCTACAGCATCGGTTATGGACAATGTGCTGGGCACACTAAACTTGTTGGAATATGCACGGAATACCGGTGTTGAACGATTTGTGTATTATAGTAGTGCAGAAGTATTTGGCCCTATACCTATCGGTCAAGACAGTCAAGCAACTGATGCCTACAACAGCAATAGTCCTTATGCAGCCAGTAAAGCTGCTGGGGAGGAGTTGTGTGTGTCTTACGCCAACTCGTTTGGTATTGCTGTTAGTATTATTCACATCAACAACACCTTTGGTCCACGTTGCCAAAGCAATCGGTTGCCAGTTATAATCATGCGCCAATTGCTAGCAGGCCAGACCATAAACCTGCACGTGGGCACAGATGGAGTAATTGGCGGCCGGAGATGGCTGTATGCCGGAGATGTAGCCGGCCACACAAGATTTATTCTACAAGTGCAGTCCATACTGTGTGAAAAATGGAACAGTGCCGGAAGTAGATTTATTGATAACCTTGAGTTTGCACAAAAAATAGCCCGCTTGATGGATCTTGAACTGCTATATAAATTAGTTCCGATAGATCGGCCAGGACACGACTTGTGTTACAGCATTGATCCTAGTAAACTATATGAGCTAGGATGGCAAGAACCAGCAGCAATTGATCAACGATTGGCACACACTATTCAGTGGTATCGGGACAATCCCGAATGGCTCTATCGTTGATACTTAACATAAAACAGGAGTTTATATGAGTGATGTTTTCGAAGACCAACGTAAGTTTATGCGAGCATGTGGGCAAACTATTGACACGCCCAATGCAGCACAGTTCAAGTTGTACTGTGACTTGATCAAGGAGGAAGTTGCCGAACTGGCTGTAGCTGTGGCCAATAGCGATCGCGTCGAGCAACTGGATGCCTTAATTGATATCATGGTGGTCACAGCCGGTGCACTGCACAGCATGGGTGTTGATTCGCCAGGCGCCTGGAAGGAAGTAATGCGCAGTAACTTTGCCAAGGTTGATCAACGCACCGGTAAAGTTATTCGTAGAGAAGATGGTAAAATTCTCAAACCCACCAACTGGGAACCTCCCAGGCTCAAGGGTTTTGTGCTTGCGGCATGACAATAACAGTAGCCGGTACAGCCGAAATGTTAGCCAAACAGCTTGTGTAATCTAAATATCTATGTTACACTAGCAATATGAATTCCAAAGAAACTGAAGTAATGAACATTCTTCAAGAAGAATGTGCCGAGGTCATTCAAGCTGTCAGCAAGTGCTCTAGGTTTGGGATTGACAATTGCAAGCCACAGGCACGAGCGACTAACCGGGAACATCTTGAAGAAGAAGCAGGCGACTTGCTTTGCATGCTTCAGTTGATGATGGAGATGGGTGTTCTCAGCGAAAAGAAAGTATATGATGCTGCGCTCCAAAAACGAGCAAAACTGCATAAATGGTCGAATATCTTTACACATGACGTTACAACAGAATGAGCAAACTTAAAATCTCAGAACTATTTTATAGCATCCAAGGCGAGGGAAAATTTATGGGGGTGCCGTCAATCTTCTTGCGCACATTTGGCTGCAACTTTACCTGCGACGGATTCGGTATGCTGCCTGGCGAGAAAAGCCAAGAGCGTATCAAAATTGCTGCTCTAGACAGCTTTGGTCCATACACTAACTACAAAGAACTTCCTCTTGTTAGTACCGGATGCGACAGCTATGCGTCCTGGGATCCTGCATTCAAGCATCTTAGCCCGGTGATTGATACCAAGGACATTGTCAAGAGCATTTGTGAAATGCTACCGCACAAAGAGTGGCGTGAAGAACACTTGGTTATCACAGGTGGAGAACCCTTGTTGGGGTGGCAACGTGCGTATCCAGACCTGTTGAATCATCCGTCGATGCAAGGTCTAAAAGAGCTCACATTTGAAACCAATGGTACTCAACAGTTGACCGGTGACTTTAAACAATATCTTGCAGATTGGGGCATTGAGCAGCGCGGATACAACGCTATTACATTTAGTGTCAGCGCCAAGCTTGGGGTCAGTGGCGAATCAAGAGAAGATGCTATTCTTCCTGATGTGGTGTGCGAATATGAACAAGTAGGATACACCTATCTAAAGTTTGTGATTGCGTCTGAAGAGGATGCAGCCGAAGCACTAGAAGTTATAGAAATTTACCGTGCTGCTGGATTTAAAGGGCCTGCATACTTGATGCCTATTGGCGGGGTAGAAAAGGTGTATGGTATGAACAATCGCAATGTAGCAGCATTTGCAATCAAGCATGGGCTAAGGTATAGCGATCGTCTCCAAGTGCCCTTGTTCAAGAACGAGTGGGGCACTTGATGTTTGAATATCTGAAGAAAAAATTTACAAAGCCAGCGGAACCCGAAGCACCGAAGGCTCCGAAGGCCGCTGCTGCACCAAAGAAATCCCCCAAGGAGCTAGCTACCGAACGCGGAGAACCGTATGTGGCAATCCTTGGGCTGGAGGTTGATCCCGAAAATTTGCACCAAGGCGCCTTTGAAATCGACTGGAATGAAAAGTTTGTTGCCAATCTAGTGCGTGCCGGATATCAACTCAAGCGCGAAGATACTGACTCGGAAATTGTGGACCGATGGTTCCAGAATGTCTGCAGACACGTGGTAATGGAAACCTGGGAGCAGGAACAAGCCATGAACCCACAACCTTATGTTCGCAGCAGGAATCTAGGTAACGGCCGCAGGGAGGTTAGTTAATCATGCATATTGGAGTATTCGGAGATAGTTTTGCCGAAGCAGATTGTACAAAAGACATTTGGTGGCGTGTTCTAGAACAGCAGTTTGGGCACAAACTTACTTGCCACGGAGAAGGTGGATCCAGTATTGAATACAGCGCAAAGCTGCTCGAAAAATATAACGGCCACTACGATTTTATAATTTGGTGTTTGACTTTTCCTGGCAGAATTAGTATCCGGACGACGGATGGATACTTTCATGCTGGTAATCTGGCCGGAGCCCAAAAGAGAAAAGAGTTATCCGAGCTTGATATCAAGGTCAATGCCGGTATTGCATATGCTAATCATGTGTACAAGTATCATACCGCCAATCGTATATACCAGGCAGCGGCTAATGGATTCTTACAACAGTATCCAAACTTAATGATTATACCTTGCTTCAATTACCCACTAAATCTGAAATTTGATCTATACTCATTGAGTACGATCGAGACAAGTCACTACTTCCCAGGGGTTCCGTCCTTTGAAGTGTTTTCCAAGTACAATGATATGCGGCCCGGCCACCTGACTCCGGGGACTAATAAAATATTAGCACAGCTAATTAACGATGATCTAAAGCCGGGAATTTTCCAAACTGAGTATAGTAACTTCCCGCTACCAACATTACCATTACAGGCGACGTTTAAAATTAAATGAATCTATGATATTCAACAAAGTAAAAGAGCTCAAAGAGCAGGGTAAAACAATCGGCATTGTGTTTAGTACATTTGATATGCTGCACGCCGGACATATTGCAATGTTGAGTGAAGCCAAGAACTACTGTGACTACTTGATTGCAGGTCTACAAACAGATCCAACCATCGATAGGCCAGAAACCAAGAACGCCCCGGTTCAAACCATTGTGGAACGGCAGATTCAGTTGGCTGCTACTCGATATGTCGACGAGGTTGTGGTGTACCAAACAGAAAAAGATCTAGAAGACCTGTTGCTTATCCTACCCGTGGATGTCAGGATACTGGGCATCGAGTACGCAGCCCGTGACTTTACTGGCAAGACTATTTGCACACAACGCAACATCAAAATTATCTACAACGCAAGAGACCACAGCTTCAGCAGCAGCAGTCTGAGAAAGCGGGTAGTAGAATCGGAAAGTTTAAAGAATTGCAAAGGTGTTTAATGATCTTATACGTGAATGGCGATAGCCATGCGGCTGCTGCTGAAGCTGTTAACTGTCATGCATTTGCCGAAGATGATCATCGATACTTTTACATGGGCCGTGTACCACACCCAGATAACTCAGCAGTTAGCTGGGGTAAAAGATTATCCGATGTTATCAAAACCAGTTACAAGTGTGACGCAGAATCCGCTAGTTCAAATGCAAGGATACTTCGCACTACACGGCAATGGTTAAAAGATACAGATCTTTCAACTACTGAGGTTCTAGTAGTCATTCAATGGAGCACGTGGGAACGTGAAGAATGGTTACACAACGGTACCTACTACCAAGTTAACGCATCGGGCATTGATCAAGTACCCGATGAGCTAAAAGAGCAGTACAAAAACTTTGTGGTCAGTGTTGACTGGAAACAGGTGACCAACCAAGCACATCAAACTATTTGGGAGTTTCATCTTGAGCTGACTGCATTGGGGGCGAAACATGTGTTCTCAAACGGAAACAATCACTTTGGCAACATACAGCCGGAACACCGACGATATTGGGGCAATAGCTATATAGGCCCATACGATCCCTCACTGACCTACGACCAGTGGTTAAAAAACAACGGTTTCCAAACGGTCGCACCTGATTCTTGGCATTTTGGACAAGAAGCTCATACGGCCTGGGGTCGATATGTGTTACAATACATGATACAACACAAACTGATCACCTAATGAAATATCTCTTGATTGATACTGCAAACATGTTCTTCCGCGCACGCCATGTAGCGTTCCGTGCAAGTGATCCCTGGGAAAAGATCGGCTACGCCCTACACATCACACTCAGTGCAGTAAACAAGGTGGCACGTAAGTTCAACGCCGATCACGTTGTGTTTGCACTTGAAGGGCGCAGCTGGCGCAAAGATGTGTATCTTCCTTACAAGCGCAACCGTGCCGAACTGCGGGCTGCTGCTACAGAAAAAGAGCAAGAAGAAGATAAACTGTTCTGGGAAACATTTGATAACTTTACTAAATACTTGAGTGAACAGACCAACTGTTCAGTTCTCCGACATGAAAACGCCGAAGCCGATGACATCATTGCGCGGTGGATAGCGTTACACCCCCAAGATCAACATTATATTGTCAGCAGCGACACCGACTTTGTTCAATTGCTTGCGCCAAACGTGCAACAGTTCAACGGCATCACCGATGAGTTGCTGACTCTTGAAGGCATTTTTGACGCCAAAAACAAACTCGTAATTGACAAAAAAACCAAGCTACCCAAGACTGTTCCCGAACCCAAATGGCTATTGTTCGAAAAGTGCATGCGTGGAGATTCCAGCGACAATGTGTTTTCGGCCTATCCCGGTGTGCGTGTCAAAGGCACCAAGAACAAAGTGGGGCTGCTTGAGGCATTTGCTGACCGCGAACGTCAGGGCTATGCGTGGAACAATCTCATGTTGCAACGCTGGACTGATCATGAAGGTGCCGAACATCGTGTGCTGGATGACTATGAACGTAATCTCATGCTGATTGATCTTACTGCACAACCCGACAATATCAAGTCAGCGGTAGACACCGCAATCAAAACTCAAATTAGACACAGAGATATCGGACAAGTAGGTGCACGGTTCATGAAGTTTTGCGGCAAGTTTGAACTCAATCGTGCATCTGAATCAGCAGAACAATTCGGTCGTTGGCTGAACCAAACATACCCAGGAGTACTTAATAATGATAGTAGCCAAAACAGTAATACCTAATCAGTATTGGATCCTACGGCAAGGTGATGCCAAAGTCGGTAACATCGAGGCCGGCCCAGATGGGTTCCAAATCAAAATCAACAACGTTATACAACAATACAAATCCATCAAGACTCTTAAACAAAAAGTTCAAATCGACTTTGAACCGGTTGAGAAGAAAGCTGCGCCTGTAGTTGATAATGAGGTTAATGGATTCCCTACTACCGGACGTCCATACAATGCCATCTATGATGTCAAGCATCAGGTACCTCTCTGGACACGCGAACCTAGGTCCAAGTCTTGGTTCGCTGCTGGATGGTATCGTGTGCGTACCGGCCGCACTTGGCAAGTGGTCCAGAGCCCCAAGTTGATTGTTCTACAACGGTATGAATACAAAGGGCCTTTCCGCACTGAAGCCGAGGCACAGACATGAGTATTCATATCAACAAATTTATCGATAAGATCAAGGCCACCGAAAGTCGTAACCTGCGAGATTTCACAATGTCCATGACTGACGCCCGGGATCTGCATGCCGACATTACCAAACTGCTGTTGGCTGTGCAGGTACTGCAAGAGCGAGGACAGGTCGCTGCTGCGCAAACAACGAACGTTATATCAGTTGAGGTCGAGGGCGGTACCTTTTAGCCAGTGAAATTCGCTCATAAATAAATGTAGGAGTTTATTGATGAGCCGACCCAGACCAACTGTACTTGTTGAAGTAACTAATCGTAGTACCTACAAGACCGAGCAAGTATTAGCAGCCGAAGGAGTCTGGGCTGTATTCTTTGACCGCCAGCCCATCAACTTAAAAACCAGTAACCTATTGGTGCAGTACCCGGGTCCCAAGTATAAAAAAGTCAGCTTCCCCAATCAGGGGCATGCTATAAACTTGGCCAAGAAGCTCAATACCCAGTTCAAAACTGACAAGTTTTCAGTAGTGCTGTTGACACAAGGGGAGCAGATATTCCCCAATGAAAAACCGAAAACTTGAAATAGTAAGCAAGCTGATTGACTTGATTCCCGAGGCTCGTCGGGAGACAGCCAACCGGGCCATGGTCACTTGGTGGGCGAACATACGCAGCACTGGTGGCCTCAGACTTACGGATCATGGATACTGTGTGCTGCATGATCTCCTGGAGATTGAATCTTGGTCAGTGGCAATTGAAGACCCACGTAAAACTTTAAACCAGCAGTTCATGTTGGCTCTGGATCAGCGTCTT